AGAATTTGATACTTGGGGTGAGGGTTCGACTAGAGAGCTTGAATTACTAAGTGCAATTGAACATATTAAAACTGGTGAAAATACAGACCAATTTTTAGACACTGAAATTATTGTTGGTTCAGAAGAAGCTTTAGCAGAAGCACGAAAATACCCAGAAGGTTCACTTAAGGTAGCTGATTTTTATGACCAAGTAGGAAAGAGACTAGGCATACCGGGAAAAGTACTTCAAGATAAACAAATATTTGCTGCTAATACATTAGAAGGCAAAGGACTACCAGCCTTGTCAGATATTACAGTAGCTTATAACGAATTATCTGATGAACAAAAAACTTTAGTTGGTAAGTTTTCAACTCATTCAAAAGTAGCTAGAGCTAAATTTTTAGCATTTATGCAAACTGCTGAAGGAGAAGAAGAAGGGACTATTACTTGGAATGAAATGATGACAGTTCATCCTGAAGTTGCAGAGTTCCTTCAAACAGAAGTTTATGGTAAAGCACTTACAACTCCTCAACTTGGAAAATTCGAAGCAAGAAAAGGAGATTGGAAAGAATTACCCGGAGCCTTTAGAGTTGGTTATGCAGTATATGATGGTAAAGAATGGAAATACAGTCAAACTAAAGGTAAAGGTAAGGAAGAATACTTTGGCAACGTAACCGAATATAAGGATAAAGATGGTTTCTTTTACAATTTTGAAGGTACTAAGAACTCTTTAAATCCTTTAATTGGTCCCGAAGAACCTATCAATACAGCAAAAGAAGGAGGTCCAAGAGTTGGTGACTGGTATCAAACAACTATTAAACCAGTTAAGAATCAATACGTTGTATGGAACGGAAAAGAATGGGTTGCAAGTGGAGTTAAAGGTCGATTCCCACAAGAGTTTGATGGTGCTAAACCACTTAGTCAAATAGCAAAAGAAAAAAAAGAAAACAAAAGAAGGTAGATTATGGATTCGGCGTATCGGGTTGATATTGATCCGGAAACTCTAGATCAAGCACAGCTTGAATTAGAAGGGATAGTAGAACAACAAGAACAAAGAAGAATCTTCGAAGAAGAACAAAAACAACAATTACTCAAACAACAAGAACAACTTGAATCTGAATATGAAGATCCTCGTAATGCCGAAGGTGGCGGAGGATTTAAAGGATTTACTAAAGAGTTTGGATCTGCTGTTAAAGGTGGATTACAAGATACAGCATCTTCGATAATCACTCTTCCTGAGAGAGCCATTGATATGTTCAGTGGTGAAATGGAAGAAGAGAGTAAAACAGAGGAAGGTTACAACGCTGAATGGGACGATTGGTTTGTTGATGAATCAAATCCAATAGAAACAAAAACATGGTGGGGAGGTGCTATAAGAAGCCTTGTCCACTTTGGTACTATGGCTGCTGCTGCTATCCCAGCTCTTAAAGCTGCTGGTATGACTGCTGCTACGACTGCAATAGGAAGTTTAGGTAGAGGTGCATTAATTGGTGCAACTTCAGATATTGCTTCTAAGTATTCACAAGAAGAAAATGGTCTAGCTATTTTAAGAGATCGTTATAACTTTATTGATACTCCACTATCTACAAAGGAACAGGATCACCCAGCTATGAAGACATTAAAAAATGTCGTAGAAGGTATGGGTATCGGTGCTGTTTTTGATGGTGTAAGTATCGTTTTAGGTAAGGGTATTAAAAGAATAAGAACTAAAGATGGCAAACTAAAACCTATACCTGAATCTAATCAGTTACCAAGTGGTGCGGTTGTAGAAGATGGAAGTGCAGATGCACTACAAAGAGCTATAGCTAGAGAACAGAATATTGAAACCCAAGTTGGTGAGAAAGCTTTATTACAGGCACAATCCTTAAGACCTGATCAATACGGTGGTTATAAAAACAAACCCATGACTGACTCATGGCAAGCTGCACCAACATCAACTTCTAGAGCTGCTGATGTTTATTACCAACGTAAAAGAATTAATACAGACTATGGTTCTGCAAATGGTTCAACAGATTCACTACATACACCTGTACAGGTAGAAAGAACTGCAATGAGTGCTGATATGGCAGAAGCAGAAGTTAGAAGAGTCCTAGAAGATTTTATGTCTGATGATAGGATTCAAGCTGAAATTGCCATAGCAAAAAAACAAGGCACATCTCTTGCAGAGAAGTGGGGTTATGCATCTGAGAAAGCGAGAGAAATATTAGAAGGCAGAAATGCTACCGATTTAACCACAGAAGAATTTTGGAGACAGTTCGATGTCGACATGAACAGAATTGATGGTAAAGAAGTATGGAAATCTGCAAACGTAGTAGCTGCTGATTTGGTCGTTGGTTCGCTTATGAGAGAGATCAGAGATATGGGTATTGCTTCAAGAGAACTATTTAACATAGCAGATATTGCTGATGTGGATGGTCCATCTCGTGCAATGTACGAAAAGATAATTGCTGGTTTAACTCAGATTAAATTATCTAAAGCAACTCAATCTGCTGAATTTAGAGGATTAGGTGCAAAACAAGTTAAAGCAGAAGTTAATAACTTTATTAAGGAAACAAAAGATTCTTGGAGACTAGCTATGGAAGTGGCTGGTAAAGATGCGGACGATAGTTTGTTTAGAGCTATTCACGAAGTTATATCTATGTCTGATGATATCCACAACTTAACTGATTTTGATAATTGGATTAAGAAAACAATGAAAGGTGGATATTTTAACGGACGTAAAAAAGTTGGTGTTCTTACTAAAGAACTACAGGGAATGATGATTAATAGTGTTTTAAGTGGACCTAAGACTCCAGTTAGAGCAATCATGGGTACAGGAACTGCAACATTTTTAAGACCATTTTCTCAAATCTTAGGTGCAACAATAACTGGAGATAGAACTACACAAAGAGCTTCTATGGCTGCAATGAACTCTATGATTCAAACTATTCCTGAAGCATGGACTTTATTTAAAACTAAACTTAATTCTTACTGGTCAGGTGATGTATCTAATTTTAGAACTAGATATTCAGAATATACAAAGGAAGCTGAAACATGGGATATATTAGGTGATTGGGTTGAGAATAGTGGACGAGCAAACTTAGGTGATAAGGCTGCATACTATACAGCAAACATGGCTAGAGCTTTAAACACTAATTCTTTCTTTACTTACTCAACAAAGATAATGCAAGCTACTGATGAAACTTTTGGTTTTATTTTAGGTAGAGCAAAAGCTAAAGAAAAAGCTATGCGTTTTGCTATGAATCAAGTTGATGTTGGGGAGATTACAGAAATAACTCCAGACCTATTAAAGAATGCAGAGAATAAATTCTACTCTTCAATTACTGATCCAGATGGAAACATCACAGATGCTGCAACTTTATACGCAAAAAAAGAAGCAACTCTTACAACCGATCTAGAAGGATTTTCTAAAGGGTTACAAGATGCATTTGATAAAGCACCTTGGGCTAAACCATTCTTCTTGTTCGCAAGAACTGGTGTTAATGGATTAACTCTTACCGCTAAACATACTCCCGGATTTAATTTTCTTGTAAAAGAATTTAATGATATAGCTTTTGCTACACCTGATAATTTAGCTGAAGTAGGTAAATATGGTATTAAAAATGCACAAGAATTAGCTAATGCTAAAGCATTACAAACTGGAAGATTAGCTATTGGTAGTTCTTTAGTGTTTATGGCATCTATGCATTTTATGAATGGAGGTCTTACAGGCAACGGACCAACTGATAGAAAGAAAAGGCAAACATGGATTGATGCTGGATATAAACCAAGAACTATAACTATTGGTGGAGTACAAGTTGGATATGATTCTTTTGAACCATTTAACTTAATACTTTCTACTGTTGCTGACATTGGAGATCATAGTCAGTTAATGGGTGAAGAATGGACAGAAGAGAATTTACAAAAAGTAGCTGTAGTTATGATGCAAGCTGTTTCAAGTAAATCTTATTTAGCTGGTATGCAACAGTTCGTTGATTTATTTGCTGGTAAACCCGGATCATGGGAATCAATTATTGCTGGTTTAGGGAATAACACAATGCCTATGTCTTCTTTAAGAAATGAAATAGGTAAGCTTATTAACCCTCACATGAAAGAGTTAAACTCTGGAATATGGCAATCACTTAGAAATAGAAACCAATTCTTAGAAGGTTTAGATCCAGAAGGTGGATTACCAGTTAAATATGATTTATTAAATGGTAGACCAATAAGAGACTGGGATTTCCCAACTCGTATGTTTAATATGATTAGTCCATTCTCTATTAATTTTGATCAAGGACCGGGAAGAAAGCTTTTATTTGAGAGTGGATATGATATGCGTACTTCTACATATTCTTCACCTGATGGCATAGATTTAAGTGATAGTCCATTACTTAGATCGCTTTATCAACAAGCAATAGGTAATACAAATTTAGAAGCTAAATTAAATAAACTTTCAACTGATCCAAAAATCCTAGTATCAATACAGCAAATGCATAATGATCGCAATTCTGGAAAAAGAGAAATGGACCCAATGGCTGCTTATGTTCATAACAGAATTATCAACAGTATATTTGCTGACGCTAGAAAAAAGGCTTGGGCGCAAATAAGAAATCATCCTGAAGCAAGAAGACTATACGCAGAAGATAAGAGAATTAATATTCAAAATATTCAATCATTAACTAAGACAAGTAATTTTTTAGAACCAAAAGGAGATCTAAATAACATACTTAGGCTTTATAGATAATCCACTCGCCAATTAAATAACCAAACGTTTGTAAATACAAATGGCGACAACTGAACATTTTTATACAGGCAATAACTCCACAACGAGTTTTGCCTTTACATTTCCATATTTATCAAACAGC